TGGCTTATATTCTCTTTTTATCCCAATGGAGTGGAACTACGAAGGATTTATTGATGAGCACGGAAGCCCAGTCTTCAATACTCCGGATCATGAAGTCTTCGATCCACATGGGGAATTAATAGATATAGGTGTTATAGACAGTTGGCAAAATGAAGCTGACGGTTTAAAAGGTGATCAAGACGCTTTAAACGAATTTTACAGACAATTTCCAAGAACTACTGAGCATGCGTTTAGAGATGAGACTAAGAACAGTATATTTAACTTAGTTAAACTATACGAACAAATAGATTACAACGAAGAAATGTCTAGAACATTAGGTATTACTAGAGGTAATTTTCAATGGGTTAACGGTGTTAAGGATTCAACAGTGATATTTTACCCAGACCCTAAAGGTAGATTTAAAGTAAGCTGGGTACCACCAACAAATATACAAAACAAAGTTGTAATTAAAAATGGTGTTAAATGGCCTGGCAACGAACACATGGGTGCGTTTGGTTGTGATAGCTACGATATATCAGGAACTGTAGATGGTGTAGGTTCTAAAGGTGCTTTGCACGGGCTAACTAAGTTTAGTATGGAAGACGCGCCAGCTAATACTTTTTTCTTAGAGTATTTAGCAAGACCACAAACCGCAGAGATGTTCTTTGAAGACGTTCTAATGGCATTAGTATTTTACGGGATGCCTTTACTAGCAGAAAACAATAAACCTCGTCTATTGTATTATTTAAGAAGACGTGGTTACAGAGGTTTTAGCATGAATAGGCCTGATAAAATATGGAATAAATTATCTGTAGCAGAAAAAGAAGTAGGTGGTATACCTAACTCAAGTGAAGATATAAAGCAAGCTCATGCCGCTGCTATTGAAATGTATATTCAAAGCCACGTGGGCATGGCACAAGATGGTACTTTTGGTAATTGTTATTTTAATGAATTACTAAATGACTGGGCAAAATTTGACATTAACAAAAGAACAAAGCATGATGCATCTATAAGTTCTGGTTTAGCTATAATGGCTAACAACAGGCATTTATATAGGCCAAACGCACCGGTACAAAAACCAAAACTAAATATAAACATTGCTAAGTACACAAACAAGGGCAATACGTCTAAATTAATTAAAAAATAAATATGGTTGTAAAAAATTATTTTCCTTCTCAAGTCGTAAGCGATGTGGAAAAAATGAGCTATGATTATGGTTTAAAAGTAGCTAAAGCTATTGAAGCTGAGTGGTTTCATAATGAAAGAGGCTCTAATAGATATAAAACAAATCATAATAATTTTCATAATCTAAGATTATATGCTAGAGGTGAGCAATCAATACAAAAATACAAAGATGAGTTATCAATAAATGGTGATTTGTCTTATCTTAATTTAGACTGGAAACCAGTACCTATTATACCTAAGTTTGTTGATATAGTTGTTAATGGTATTGCAGAAAGAACTTACGATGTAAAAGCTTACTCACAAGATCCAAACGGTGTGGCAAAGCGAACTCAATATATGGAGTCTATATTGACTGATATGAGAACACAAGAGTTTAACGATTACGTAGGTGAAGCTTTTGGAGTTGACTTGTATGAAAACGATAAAGACACTTTACCTGAGTCTCAAGAAGAACTTGACTTGCACATGCAACTTAATTATAAACAAGCTGTAGAAATAGCAGAAGAACAAGCTATCAATACTCTTTTAAATGGTAGTAATTACGAGCTGACTAAAAAAAGGTTTTACTATGACTTAACAGTTTTAGGCATAGGCGCTGTAAAAACTAGTTTTAATACATCTGAAGGTGTTGTAGTTGATTATGTTGACCCAGCTGATTTAGTTTATTCTTATACTGAATCACCATATTTTGACGATGTATACTATGTTGGTGAAGTTAAAACAATACCTATAAATGAGCTTGCCAAGCAATTTCCACACTTAACGCCTGAAGACTTAGAAGATATAGTAAAAAATAAAAACTACCAAAGCTCAAATTATAATCAAGGTTATAATCGTAGCGAGCAAGACACTAACAAAGTTCAAGTTTTATATTTTAATTATAAAACTTACATGAACGAAGTTTACAAAGTAAAAGAAACTGGTACTGGTGCTGATAAAATATTATCTAAAGATGACACTTTTAATCCACCTGAAGGAGATGGTAATTTTGGTAAATTACAAAGATCTATAGAGTGTTTATATGATGGTGCTATAATTTTAGGAACAGACAAGTTGTTAAAATGGGAAATGGCTAGAAATATGATGAGGCCTAAAAGTGATTTTACTAAAGTAAAAATGAATTATAGTATTGTAGCTCCGCGCATGTACAAAGGTAGAATAGAGTCTTTAGTGCAACGTATAACTGGTTTTGCTGATATGATACAGTTAACACACTTAAAGCTACAGCAAGTGTTATCACGCATGGTGCCAGATGGTGTTTATTTAGACGCTGACGGATTAGCTGAAATAGATTTAGGTAACGGTACAAACTACAATCCACAAGAAGCTTTAAACATGTTCTTCCAAACAGGTTCTGTTATAGGACGAAGCTTCACTTCGGAAGGTGATATGAACCCGGGTAAAGTACCTATACAAGAAATACAATCAGGTTCTGGTGGTAACAAGATGCAAAGTTTGATTGGCACGTACAATTATTATTTGCAAATGATAAGAGATGTAACCGGTCTTAATGAAGCTAGAGACGGTAGCACGCCAGACAAAAACGCTTTAGTTGGTATTCAAAAAATGGCAGCTGCTAATAGTAACACAGCTACAAGACATATTCTACAATCTGGTTTGTTTTTAACAAAAGAAGTTGCAGAGTGTTTATCGCTTAGAATATCTGATATTATAGAATATTCACCAACTAAAAACGCATTCATACAAGCTATAGGGGTTCACAACGTTGCTACGCTTGAAGAAATGTCAAACTTACATTTATATGATTTTGGTATATTTATTGAGCTTATGCCTGATGAAGAAGAAAAAGCAATGCTTGAAAACAATATTCAAATGGCATTGCAACAACAAAATATAGAGCTTGAAGACGCTATTGATCTTAGAGAAATTAAAAGCGTTAAGCTTGCTAACCAGTTACTAAAGCTACGTAGGAAAAAGAAAATAGCAAGAGACCAACAACTAGCACAGCAAAATATTCAAGCACAAGCACAGGCAAACATGCAAACGCAGCAAGCATCTGCACAGCTTGAGGTTCAAAAAGAACAAGCTAAAATGCAAAGCGAAGCACAGCTTGAACAAATGAAAGCTCAGCTTGACGCTCAAAAACAAGCTCAAGAAGTTGAATACAAAAAACAACTTATGGAGCTAGAGTTTCAAATGAACATGCAGTTAAAACAAATGGAAACTCAAAGCGTTCAAGCTAAAGAAAAAGAAAAAGAAGATCGTAAAGACGAAAGAACTAGAATACAAGCATCACAACAAAGTGAGCTTATAGATCAAAGAAAAAGTGAAAAACCACCTAAAAACTTTGAGTCCGCAGGTAATGATATATTAGGAGGCGGATTTGATTTAGGTTCATTTGATCCTAGATAAAAATTATTAATTATTATTATATTATATTATGGCAAAAAAGAAAACAAAAGAAGTAGTAGAAAAGGCTACTGAAGACAACGTAGTTAAAGTTGATCTTAAACAAACAAATGAAGATGGTAACATCGTCAAAGTAGATTTAAATAAACCACCAATACCAAAAGAAGATGAAGTTAAAGAAGAAGTTACAAAAGATAACGCTGACGACAACAGAGTGGTTGAGCTCGTTGAAGATGCCGACACCACAGAAAAACAAGAAGAAGTACAGCCGGAAGCTGAAACACAAGAAACTCCAGTATTAGAAGAAGTTACTGAAGAAGAGGTTAAAGAGCAAGTAGAAGACTTAGCTGAACAAGCTCAAGAAGCTATGTTAGAGTCTGCTGAAACTGGTAAAGCTTTACCTGAGAATTTACAAAAAGTTGTAGATTTTATGGAAGAAACTGGTGGTACACTAGAAGATTATGTAAGACTTAACCAAGATTACTCTAGTTATGATGACATGACAGTATTAAGAGAATACTATAAACAAACAAAATCTCACTTAACAGACGATGAAATTAGTTTTTTAATGGAAGACTCATTTTCATACGATGAAGACGAAGATGAAGAAAGAGAGATTAAAAAGAAAAAGATAGCGTTAAAAGAGCAAGTTGCCAACGCTAAAAGCCACCTAGACGGGCAAAAGTCTAAGTACTATGAGGAAATTAAAGCTGGTTCTAGGTTAACTACCGAACAACAAAAAGCTGTAAACTTCTTTAATAGATACAACAAAGAGTCGGAAGAGACTAATAAAATAGCGGAAAAACAAACTAACACTTTTAAATTAAAAACTCAACAAGTTTTTAACGATAAATTCAAAGGTTTTGAATACAACGTCGGAGATAAGAGGTATAGGTTTAATGTGAAAAATGCTAATGAGGTTAAAGAAACCCAAGGTGATATTAATAATTTTGTCAAGAAGTTCTTGAATGAAAACAATGAAATGTCAGATGCCAAAGGTTATCATAAATCTTTATTTACAGCAATGAATCCCGACGCTATTGCTAATCACTTTTATGAACAAGGAAAAGCTGATGCTATGAAAGATAGTGTTGCTAAGGCTAAAAACGTAAGTATGGATCCTAGGCAATCATTTTCTAACGATAACACAAGCGGTCCTAAAGTAAGAGTGCTTAACAACGATACTTCTCCAACTTTTAAATTTAAAATCAAAAATAAATAATTAATTTAAAAAAACAAAATTATGTCAATTACTGCTGGTACAAATTTGAATAGTGTTCCTGCCCAAAGGCAACAAACACTATCTACAAACTATCTAGACCTTAATGGTTCAGGTGGATGGGCACAACAATATTTACCAGATCTTATGGAGAAAGAAGCTGAAGTTTTCGGACCGAGAACTATTTCAGGATTTCTTTCACAAGTAGGAGCTGAAGAAGCGATGACTGCTGACCAAGTTATTTGGTCTGAGCAAGGTCGTTTACATTTATCTTATAAAGGAGATATAGACACTAACAACATTATTACTATCCAAACGGATATTGATGGTAACGCAATATCTGCAGCTACAGATCACGGTATCAGAATAAACGATACAGTTATTGTATCAACTGTTACTGGGATTTTTAAAGCTATTGTAACTACTGTTAGTTCTTTAAACATTACTGTTGCAACTTACGATGGTAGCACTATTCCAACTTCTGGAAACACTGCTGATGGAGCAACTACTATATTAGTTTATGGTTCTGAATTTGCTAAAGGCACTGGTTACAACGCTGCTGGCGCTGCAACTACAGAGACAAGAGGAGCTAACGAGCCACAGTTCAAAACTTTCTCTAACAAACCAATTATCATGAAAGATTATTACGAAGTTTCAGGTTCTGATGCTTCAAGAATTGGTTGGGTTGAAGTTTCTACTGAAGGTGGTCAAGGAGGTTACTTATGGTACTTAAAAGCTGAGTCTGATACTAGAGCTCGTTTTAATGACTACATCGAAATGGCAATGTTAGAAAGTGAAATTGGTTCTGATAACGCTCACACGTTAGGTGCTGGTGGTTCTGGTGCTGCTCATGGAGTTGATGCACATCTTGGTAACGCAACAGGTTCTAATACTGGTACTGAAGGTTTATTTGCTGCTGTTACTGACAGAGGTAATGTTACTACTGGTGTTACTGGTGTTAACGCTTCTACTGATTTAGCTGAATTTGATGCTATCTTAGCTGAGTTTGATAAGCAAGGTGCTATTGAAGAATACATGATGTTTGTTAACAGAAGTACTAGCTTAGCTATGGACGATATGTTAGCTGCAATGAATTCTTACGGAGCTGGAGGTACATCATACGGTGTATTTAACAACTCTGAAGATATGGCATTAAATTTAGGTTTTACTGGTTTCAGAAGAGGTTCTTATGACTTCTACAAGTCTGATTTTAGATACTTTAATGATTTAGCTACTAGAGGTGGTATTAACGCTGCTAACGCTGCTAATGCAATTAGAGGGATTATGATTCCTGCTGGTACTTCTTCAGTTTATGATCAAACTGTGGGGCAAAGCATGAAGAGACCTTTCTTGCACGTAAGATATAGAGCTTCACAAACTGATGACCGAAGAATGAAGTCTTGGGTTACTGGTTCTGTTGGTGCTGCTACATCTGCTTTAGACGCAATGAGCTTACACTTCTTAACTGAAAGATGTTTAATTACTCAAGGTGCTAACAATTTCATGTTAATGAAATAAGCACTGTTTATTATAAAGAACCGGGGCTTCGGCCTCGGTCCTTTTATTTATTAATTTTATTATATATTATATTATGGCAAAAAAACAAAAAACACAAGAGGTAGAGGT